TATCTCCAGGGTTTACCCTGTTGTCACTGGATGACCAGCAAAAAACCGTGCAGTCGGTTCACAGCAAATACATGCAAGCAGCTCAAGGCCAGCTCAAGCAAGAAGACCCTGCACTACAGGCGCGAATCGCTGAGTTGCAAGAGTTGCGCAAGGCTAATGGCCTCTATTACAAACCTTGAAAAGAACGTACAATTTCCATTAGGAAGGATTGAGTTATGCCTATTCCAATTTCCAACGTAACACGTCGAGTTGTTTACTCGGCCAGTGGCACTGGCCCGTATGCGTTCACCTTTGAGATTCTGGCGAACACTGACATTGCGGTCTACAAGGACGACGCGCTGCTGACGCTGACCACTGACTACACGGTGACCATTGCAGCCAACGGCACCGGCTCAATCACCCTGGTGGCTGCGCCTACTGGCGCCACACAAATTGCCATTGTCGGCAACCGCACCATTCAGCGCACCACAGACTTCGTGACCGGTGGCGACTTCTTTGCCAACACCGTCAACGACGAGATGGATCAGCAGACCATCTTCGCGCAGCAGAATGCTGAAGGGTTGCAGCGCGCTTTGAGCGCACCGCAGACTGACCCGACCTCCATCAACATGACGCTGCCACGCGCTGCCTTGCGCGCCAACAAAGCGTTGGGCTTTGATGCCAACGGCAACCCGGCAATTGCTGATACCCTGGGCACCAACCGTGGCAACTGGTCTGCAAGCACGCTGTACTACGTTCGAGACATCATCAAGGACACAACCAACAGCAACATCTGGCAATGTATTGTCCAGCACACATCATCTGGCTCACAACCCATTGGCACCAACGCTGATGCTGCCAAGTGGACGCTGCTGGTGGATGCCGCAGCTGCTGCCACAAGCGCCACCAACGCAGCCGCATCTGCCTCAGCTGCTTCCACCAGTGCATCAAATGCTTCTACGTCTGCAACCGCCGCGTCTGGCTCAGCCAGTACAGCAAGCACCCAGGCAAGCAACGCTTCGACCTCTGCCACCAATGCCGCGAGTTCTGCCAGCGCTGCGTCTAGTTCTGCCAGCACGGCCAGCACAGCTGCCACCAATGCTGGCAACAGCGCAACAGCTGCTGCAACAAGTGCAACAAATGCAAGCAACAGCGCCAGCGCTGCCAGCACATCGGCCAGCAATGCAAGCTCTTCAGCATCAGCGGCCAGCACGTCTGCGTCTAATGCATCCACGTCGGCCACCAACGCGGCCAACTCTGCTACAGCCGCATCCGGCAGCGCATCAACAGCCAGCACGCAGGCAACAAACGCAGCCAGCTCAGCAACAGCTGCAGCAGCCAGTGAGTCAGCAGCTGCTTCGTCAGCATCATCTGCCGCAGCCAGCTACGACTCATTTGACGACCGCTACTTGGGCGCAAAGTCTAGCAACCCAAGCGTGGACAACGACGGTAACGCATTGATCACCGGCGCGATCTACTTCAACAGCGTGGCCAACACAATGCGGGTGTACAACGGCAGCTCCTGGCAAGACCAGGCTGCATCGCCTGACACCATTGCTGAGCGCTCATTTTCCGCGACTGCCGGCCAAACCAGCTACACGTTCACTGGTGGCTACCGCGTGGGCTACACCTATGTGTACGTCAACGGCGCGCTGCTGGCAGCAGCTGACATCACTGCGACTGACGGCACCACAATCACGTTCACGTCAGCCCTGTCGCTGAATGATGAGGTTCGCATTCTGAGCTACAAGGCCATCGGCTCTGTGGCCATTGGTGACATCTCTGGCCTGCAGACTGCGCTGGATGCCAAGCTGGCGCTGGCTGGCGGCACAATGTCGGGCGCGATCGCCTTTGCTGGTGGTCAGACGTTCCCAGGAACGCAAGCCACGCTGGTGTCGGGCACCAACATTAAGACCATCAACGGGTCGAGCGTGCTGGGCTCTGGCGACATCACCATCGGCGGCTCGGGATACACAGTCAAAGTGACGAATTACACGGCTGTAGCTGGCGACAACATCTTGGCAAACACAAGCGGCGGCAGCTTCACAATCACTTTGCCAGCATCGCCAACAACGGGCGCGGTGGTTAACATTATTGACGCTGATGGGACATTCAACATAAACGCGCTGACGGTTGCAAGGAACGGCAACACCATCATGTCTATTGCGGAAGACATGTACGCCTCAACCAACGGCGCAACATTTGGACTTGTATATAACGGATCAACTTGGAGGATCATCTAATGAGCAATCTCACAAACTTTACTGGCGGCAACATCAATCCGGTGTCAGGCACCTTCGGCACTGGTCAGATTCGGATGTTTACTGCCAGCACAACTTTTACGGTGCCAACAGGCATCTCCGCCGTTCGTGTGCGGGTATGGGGCTCTGGTGGCTTGGGTACTAACGGAGCGTATGGCGGGTTTGTTGCTGGAGGGGGTGCTGGTTTTTCCATGAAAACTATTACTGGCCTAACACCCGGTGGAACTGTGGCTGTGACAGTTGGCACTGGCGGTGCCGCCACCGCCAGTTTTGGTGCTTATTGTTCTGCAACTGGTGGTGGGAATGCAAGCTCTTTCAGCTCTGGAAGCGGAGGCACTGGCTCTGGGGGCGACATCAATACAACTGGCGGTAATGGCGGAGCGTATGCCAATACCAGCATGGGTTGCGGTGGCGGCGGTGCGGCTTCAATGTTTGGGAATGGTGGAAAGGGTGGCACTAACGGGCCTTATAACGGATTTAACAGCTCTGGCGGTGCTGGCGGCGGTGCTGGTGTCCAGAGCGGTGTCAAACAGGGCGGCAACGGCGGAAGCGGTTTTACTGGCGCTGGCGGCTCGCAGACTCTTGAGAGCTCAGCCGGTTACCTAGCTGTAGGTCTTACGAATGGTCAAACAGGCACTGTGGCTGGTTTGGACTTTATCGGAACAGGCGGTGGTGGCGGTAGCAGTTCCAACGTTGGCAGTGCTGGAAACGGCGTTAATGGTGGCGGTGGTGGTGGCTCTATCAGCGGAGCATTTACCGGTTTCGGCGGTTTTCCGGGTGGGGGTTCGGTGTCTTCTAATACGGGCTCTAATGGTGGCGGTCTTGTAACTGTGGAGTATTGAAATGAAAAACATTCGTGTTGTCAACAACATTGTCCAAGAAATTTTTGTCCCGCATAGCGGCTTTGAGTTAGCCGACTGCTTCACCCCCGACGTGGTTGGGATGTTTGAAAATGCCCCAGACAACGTCGAGCAAGGCTGGATCAAACACGCGGATGGGTCGTTCACAGCGCCTGTGCCGCCCAGCATTCCGGTGACGGATACGGGGGCTGACACGGGGGCTCAGCAATGAGTTTTCCCACTCCCTCAATCAGCTGCGTGGCGAACTTGTTTGCCAAGCAGATGCACTTTGCAAAAGTTGGCGATGTCGAGCAAGGTCACAAGCATGAGTTCGATCACTTGACGTTGCTGGCTGCTGGCTCTTTGCGTGTGACCGTGGAGGGCAAAGCCACCGATTTCAAAGCTCCGCACATGATTTACATCCATGCGGAGAAGCAGCACGAATTAACCGCGCTGGAAGACAACACGGTGGCTTACTGCATCCATGCGCTGCGCGATGGCGATGGTGTTGGCGACATCATTGACCCCGCTTCTGTTCCAGTAGGTGTCGATCCGATGGTAAGGGCTAGGCCGCTCGTTAAGGTATAGCAACAAACTAATCCACCAGCAGGCCCGCTTGGGCCTTTCAGAACATCGAAAGGAGCCCAAGATGGGACGTTCTACAAACCTAGTTAGAGTTGCCAGAGGCGGCATCTTGCAAGTGGTCTACCAGCAAGTGTCTGGTTCGACCGTAGCATTGACAGCGGATGGCGATGTCCTCACGGCGTCGATTACGCCAACGTCTACCAGCTCCAAGATTCTCATCATGGCGCAGACCCATGGTGACCGCAGCACCGGATCATCTGCTGACTACGTCAATCAGAACATCCGACGTGCCACCACCGATCTGCTCACGTTTGGCCAGGGCATCGGTTACCTGATTGCCAATGCCCAGCGCTGGAGCGCCAGCGGCATATACCTGGACTCACCCAGCACGACCAGCTCGGTGACATACAAAATCTACAACGACGTGTTGACTGGCACTGCCACGTTCAACTATTACGTCGGAGGTACATCAATCACGCTAATGGAGATCGCAGCATGAGCCAGAACAACATGCCCTTGACAGACGCACAGATCGAGCAGATTGCAGAGAGAGCTGCAGAAGTTGCGCTTAACAAG